GGACATACACTCTGTGGAGTTTGGAAAGTATATACCTGGTATCACTGTGGTACATGAGCCTACTACTATTGGAGATGTCACTCTTTGTCCGTGGCTTGTAAGTGAAGAGTGGAAAACAGTAGGTAAGAAAGGCGGCAAATATATCTTTGGTCACTTTGAATTACCTAACTTCTTTATGAACGCTATGGTACAAATGCCGGATCATGGTGAAATTCAAGTAGGCGATTTTAAAAATTACGAACTAGGATTTAGTGGGCATTTCCACAAACGTCAGCAACAAAAGAATATAATCTACATTGGCAATGCATTTCCGCACAATTACGCAGATGCGTGGGACGATGACAGAGGAATGATGATATTAGAATGGGGCGGAGAACCTGAGTATCACAGCTGGCCTAATCAGCCTACATTCCGTACAGTTAAATTAAGTCAACTTATTGACGAAGCTGATACAATTATTAAACCTAAGCAACATTTACGTGTTACATTAGATATTGACATTACTTTTGAAGAAGCAAGTTTTATTAAAGAAAAGTTTATTGCTGATTATGATATCCGTGAATTAACTTTAATTACTGAGAGAAAAGATGTTGAAATTAACACTAACATCGATATACAAAGTTTTGAAAGCGTAGATCAAATTGTTAGCAGTCAGATTGTTAACATTGAAAGCGACACTTACGACAAGAATACACTTCTTGCCATTTATAACAGCCTATGATAAAATTAAAAGAACTAACAGTACGTAACTTTATGAGCGTGGGTAATCAAACCCAAGCAGTTAATTTCGCACAGGAAAACCTAACACTAGTTCTAGGTGAAAACTTAGACCAAGGCGGAGACGACAGTGGTAGTCGTAACGGTACAGGTAAAACTACTATTGTAAATGCGCTCAGTTACGCTCTATTTGGCAATGCGTTAACTAACATTAAGAAAGATAATCTTATTAATAAGATTAACAATAAAAATATGTTAGTTACATTAGCGTTTGAAAAAGATGGCGTAGACTATCGTATTGAACGTGGACGTAAGCCCAATGTGTTACAGTTCTTTGTTAACGACCAAGCTCAAGAAACAGACGAAACAGATGATGCTCAGGGTGATATGCGTGAAACGCAAAAGGACTTAGATGACTTAATTAATATGAGTCACGATATGTTCAAGCATATTGTTGCGTTAAACACTTACACAGAACCGTTCTTGTCAATGCGGGCTAATGACCAACGTGTTATTATTGAGCAGTTACTAGGTATTACACTATTAAGTGAAAAAGCAGAAGCTCTTAAAGAAATGATTAAGGAGACTAAAGATGCTATCACACAAGAAACAGCCAGCATCGAAGCTACTAAACGTAGCAACGAAGGTATACAAAAAAGCATTGATAATTTGCTAACAAAACAATCAGCTTGGCGCACTCAACACGCAAATGATCTTGAAAAGATCGGACGTGCGATTGTGGAACTTGAGAGTGTAGATATAGAAGCTGAGCTTGCGAAGCACAGCGAGCTAAAACTTTTCGAAGAAAAGACAGCGAAGCTGAAAAGCCTAGAAAAGGAGCAAGCTACTTTGAATAGCGCGATAGCGCAAGCGGAGCGAAGCGTCACGAAGTACGACAGCGAGCTCGCCAAGTTGGCAAGTAAGACCTGTCACGCTTGTGAACAACAGCTACATGATCACAAACATGAAGAAATGACTCAGCTGGCACAAGGGCACCTTGACGAAGCCCGTAAATATCATGATAAGGTTGAAAAAGATCTTGCTAAAATTCAGGGTGAAATCTCAGCGATCGGCGAGGTACCTCGTAAGCCTACTACTTACTATGATACTGTCGAACAAGCACTTAAACATCAGAATAATTTAAAGACTCTGGAAAATCAGCTGGTACAAAAGAGCCACGAAACTGATCATTATCAAGAACAAATTGATGAGTTGACTAATACAGCCTTACAAGAAATCACTTGGGACACAGTTAATACACTTACTACACTCAAGGATCACCAGGAGTTTTTATTAAAGTTATTGACTAGCAAAGATTCGTTTATTCGCAAAAAGATTATAGATCAAAACTTAGCCTACTTGAACAACCGTTTGACTTATTACTTGGATAAAATGGGCTTACCGCACACAGTTTTATTCCAAAATGACTTGTCGGTTCTAATTACACAGCTAGGGCAAGACTTGGATTTTGACAATCTAAGTCGAGGTGAACGCAATAGACTTATCTTATCCTTGTCATGGAGCTTCCGTGATGTATGGGAAAGTTTGTATCAGGGCGTTAACTTGTTATTTGTTGACGAGCTAATTGACAATGGTTTAGATGCGGCTGGTGTGGAAGGCGCACTGGCAGTACTTAAAAAGATGGCTCGTGAACGTAAGAAGAACATTTTCTTGATATCGCATCGTGACGAACTAGTGGGTCGTGTTAACAATGTACTTAAAGTTGTTAAGGAAAACGGTTACACTAGCTATGCTAACGACTTGGAAGTAAATGAGTAAACACGTAGAGCCGTCACCCTATCAAAATGAGGAATCGCACGAGCGTCTCATGGCGGCTTTTAAGGAATATTTTAAAGAAAATCAAAAATGGCAAGCTAAAGGCACCCGCAGAGCAGGCGAAAATATGCGCTACTGGCTAGCGCAGATTAGAATTATAGCACGTGAACGACGTGAACATGTACAGCAATATCGTGTATATTTAGATCAAACTAAGGCACAAAAGAAGGCAAACCAAAAGGCAGGGGACACTGGGACAGAATAATATACATAGTTAATGTCCTGGTACTATGCTGATGAAATCGTTGAAACACTTCCGGAAGATTGTGTTGGGTTTGTTTATATTATAACAAACATGACTTCTGGGCGTATGTACATAGGCAAAAAATTAGCAAAATTCTCAAAAACTACTTACAAAACAGTAAAACTCAAGAACGGCACTAAGAAGAAAAAGAAAATCCGTAGCAAAATTGATTCAGACTGGCGGGACTATTACGGTAGTTCGCCTGAATTAACCAAGGATGTTACGCAGTTAGGTACAGAAAATTTTCGCAGAGAAATACTTTTCTATTGTAAATCAAAGGCAGAGTGTAGTTATATAGAAGCTCGTGAACAGTTTTCACGCAGAGTTCTTGAATCAAATGACTATTATAATGGTCATATTCAAGTGCGTGTACATGGTTCACATATACTCAAATCCTAATAATTCAGGCCGTTTAATCACCAAATAAGCCCGCACTGGCGTTGTTAAAGTGCCCGAAATCCGCTCTGATGTGTGGCGGTAAGGTAGTTCTGCTTGGTGACAGAGTTATACATTACTATCCTTAACAGGACGATGATCAGATACGCCGATAACTGGTTTAATGTGTAAGTAGTTGAGAATTAAGGCTAAAAGAGGGGTAGTAGCCCCACGGTTATTAAGCGTTTAGTGTTGTTTAATAGCCCGCCGTCATATAAAGACTTTGCTCGTGGTACCGGATGACCGCCACTGTAACGCAAAAACACTAGGGTGATATTGTTCGACTCAGATAATGTCAATTCGCTTTGCCCGCTAGGGCAAAGTGTGACTGAACGATCTAGATAATATCTTAACGCTTCGCGTTTAATAATTAGAATAGTTCGAGCGAAAGCGAAGAACAGAAGAACGTAAGTTCTTCTTTAATGTGTAGATAAATATCACTATGAAAGTTACAGAAATCATATCAGAAGGTGAAGGCGAATATAAGTTATTCTCTAAAGGACTAGATTGGGCTGCAGAAAAGCTATTCGGTAAAAGTCTTAAGGGTAACTTTATGCGAGATATCACTAAGGAATTAACTGACCTTAAAGTTAAAGCAGTTAGGGATGGAAATGATCCTGCTAGTGTAGGTATCAAAGACCTTAGTCCTGAAACACAGGAACGAATTGCCAATAGCGGATTCGTTAAAAAAGATCCTTCTGTATTAGACAAAGCTGAAAAACTAGCTAATGATACTGCTAATAAAGAAGCTAGTACTTGGCGTAGAGTATTCCGTTCACGTCCCAGTGATAAAGCCGCGGCTGCTGATGTTAAAGCCGCTAAGGATACTGCTAAAGCTGGAGAGAAAGCAGGCGGTGCTGCAACCAAAGAAGGTGGCGGTGTAGCTAGTGCTCTTGGTAAATCAATTAACTTAATTTACAAAACTTACATAGCTTGGGAATTTACTGAAGCTAGTGTAGGTGCTTGGAAGAACTATTATCAAAATATGACCATAGCAGAGGAACATTTAAACTGGGAACCTGCTGACGAATTAGACACTGACGGCGAACCAATCAAGTGGAGTCAAGCGCAGTATGATGCTTACCAACAGTCACAATTAAGTATACTGGTAACACGATTAATGGCTTGTATTCCTTCATTGGTTTTAGGTGCGACTGGCAAGGCATTAGGTGTGTTTGGTAAATTACCTATTTTAGGACCATTAGCTAAAATTGCATTGGGATTTGAAAAAGCAACGCAGGCTGTTTATATAACTTTCTTAAACAGTGACTTTGCCAAAAAATGGATCGTTTATGCCAGTTTGTGGCAATTGAATATCGATATTCCAGGTGTGCTTAGTTTTCACGGCAATCCGTTAGCTAAACTCATCGGCGGTACAGCACAGGATATTTTAAATCATCTTAAGACTGACAATCCAGAAATTTATAAAGCATTTGACAGTGCCGGCGGTGCTGTTAATTCGGCTATTAATAAAGTTGCTCCAAATTATGGAGCTCCTCCAGATGATGCTGAAGAACCTGCTAGCTCGGCAGATAAAGATTCTACTACCTCGTCAGGCAATGTAGCTGGACAACCAGCTGGATCAACTACAGCGGCCAAGGACAAAGCGGCTACTAGTCAACAGGATAATAAAGGATCGCAAACAGCGACTCCGGAAGTTGATCCTAGATTCCCAGACGGTGCTCCAGGAACTCCTGGCAGTCCTTGGGTTCAGATTGGCGCTGGCAAATGGCGCAATAGTAAAACTGGCGAGATAACTTTATACTAAAGGTAGTTGAGTTATCTTAGTAGTTTCAATGTTTTCGTTGATTACTAGATAAATCATTTGGCGATCATCATAGCTGTAGACATGTAACAAATCATTTACTGTTACTCCGCCTCGCATATACCAACTAAGTCTAAATAATTCTGTTTTAAAATGTTTTACTTCTTCTTCTAGCCTAACTAGATTTTGTTCGATTTCCGCTGGCGGTAATCCAATTAGGCTTTGACGAAAAAATTACTTTGGTCTAGATCAATTTTAATTTTATTTTCAGCGTTACACTCTGTGTTTTCGCAAACAACATCGTACATAGGTGTTACCCATGCTTCTTTATTTTTTTCAATTTGCTCTTTGAGCTTGTCAAAAATATCTCTGTCGCAGTTTAACACCCATTCGCGAATAAATTCACGTTCATTAACAACTGTGTTGCCCACTTCCACACTTTCAATGCTGTACCAAAACAAATCATTCTGCATGTTGGCTAAGTCCAGGAACAATCGATTAATAACTTTTTGTTGTTCTTCGCGGTCTGTCATTTGATCTGCTTGTGCTAATTGTTGTTGTAGAGCAAAGTTGCGTAGGGCAAACTCTGTACTTTGTTTGTAAGTTAATGGCTGTGTTTTAACCACTAGATCTTTAAGTGCAATCTTATTATCATATACGCAGTGACTAAAGTGTTCAATTACTTTAGTTAGATCAATATCATAAGCATTATCAGTTCCACACTTAGGACAAGTGTGCGTTACACCCATTTGTGTTCCAAATGTAGCAATACGTATAGCACTAAAAATTAAATCTGTATCTAATACAGTTATTTCCCAGGGATTGGCAATACCAGGACAGCAACTTTTAATAACTTGTACAATGCTTTCGCCTGTAAGCAAGCTATCTGGAGTCTTCATAATAATTTCATCCATACCAGTCATGCCGTATACTGGTAAGTTGTTAGTATCGGCTACAAAAGTACCAGGCGCACTATAGTTGCCTTGACTAGGTAATTTGATATAAATTTTTGGTTGTCTAAAATACTGCTGTAACGGGTTAATTGCCATGGTTTTGGCTCCTGATAAATATATGATATAGTATTTATATACGCACATTTTACCGGAAATTTTAATGGCTAATGAAGATCAACCAGTAACGCTGGCTCAATTAAAACAATTGGTCGGTTCGAGTGGAAATAATAGTTCCTCAAAACCAGGCACTATAAACATCGATACCGACAGTTTAAAGAAAACATTTGGTAGCATTTATGATGCCAGCGTTCCAGTTGTTTTAGGATTTCAACGACTAGCTACAGGAGCAGAGCCTGCGGCTACAGCTATTGCTAACTTAGGAACTATTGCTAGTGCCGTTGGTTTAGAAAAATTTAGTAGTTTAATTTCACTTGCTGGTAATGCCGTATTAGCTAACAAAACACAAGTAGATGAAGCAACTAAAGCTGGATACGGAACTAATGATGTATTAAGATTTACTCGTGAAGCGGCACAAGCAGGATTGACTACTGCTGAATGGAACAAAGTTTTAAAAGAATCTGGTTCGGGTATAGCAGGACTAGCAGGCAGTGGCGCTCGTAGTGCTGATGCGTTTTCGCAACTTTCTCGTGAAGTAAGAGAAAGTTCGTCTGGAGTATCAAGAGACTTACAAGCATTTGGTGTTACCCAACAAGAACTGTCAGAATATACCGCATTAAGTTTAGTTAACAACAGAAAATTAAATCTTGCTGATGTTGAATCTAGAAACAAAGCTAGAGCGGCCGCAGAAGAAATGGCATTGTCTATAACTGAAACTGCTTTAGCTACTGGCATGAGTAGAGATGCGCTTGCTCAACAAACAAAGGCATCTTTAGAAAGTGCTGATAGTTTCTTAGTCATGAATACCTTGACTGACAAACAACAAGAAGCATTTAAAGCTACTAATGAAGCAATTAAACCGTTAGGACCTGCGGCAGATCATTTACAAGTAGCATTCCAAACTGGTAAATGGGACGATACTGCTAAAGGAATGTATTCAGCCCTAAACGCAGTAAACGGTTCAGGCGATAAACTACAGTCAGCCCAACAACAATTGATGCGAGCATACGAAAGCGGCAATGCTACACAAATTGAAGCGGCTAAACAACAACAAGCTAGAGCTGTAGCCGATGCCCAAGCGGCAATTAATAGTAAAGAATTTGCTCAAGTTGCTTTAACATCTAATGGCAACATAGCAAAAGTAAGTAAAGAAATAGTTAGCGATGTTAATGTACAACGTTCTGCTAGACAAGCAAGAGCAAATGCCGAAGAAGCCGGCGGATCATATGAAGCAGGCGCTGATAAAGCAAGATTAGAAGCTAGAGCAACTATCGCTGGAAAGAAAGTTGACGAAAACGGCAGACCTATCGACGAATCAGGCAAGGCAACTACTGATTTATCTAAAGCACAACTTGATGCTGGACAAGCTATTAGCAGAGGTATCAATGAATTTGATGCTAGAATTAAAACACAATCATCTGCGATTGCTACTAACTTTGAAAACATAAACAAAGAAGCGTTAAAGACTCCTGGAGCAGTTAAACAATTTACAGATAGTGTTGCCGGATTAGCCGGACCAATGACAACTACTGCGGCACAAGCGGCAAAGAATCAAGAAAATTTAGATAATCTGATTAAATCAGTTAAAGATTTAACATCGTCTACAAGTGTTGCAGATTCTAAAGGTGTTTCTGGTGTACCTGCTTCGCAACAAACTAGTTCAGGTAATTTAAAACCAATTAAAAAAGGAGCTACACCTGGTAAAGCTGCCGGTGGAGATATTGCTGAAAATGAAGAGTACATTGTTGGAGAAGAAGGACCAGAAAAGATTAAACTTAGCAAACCGGGTGTTGTAACTCCTAACAAGGCAATTAACAGCGGAATTAATCTTGAAGAAATTAGCAAAACAATCAGTACTACAATAAGTTCAGCAGGCGGCGGCAGCACTACAACTAGCCGTGTACAAAATGAAGATAGTAAACGAGCAGAAGCTGAATTAGAAAAAGTTAGAGGACAATACGAAAGCGACAGACAGAAACTTATAGCACAAACTAAAGTACAGTTAGGCCCAGATGCTAGCTTTAAAGATATTATTAAAGCAATGACTACTGGAGATAGTGCTAAAGCCTTAGAAGAAAAATACAAAGCTCTAATGGATCCATTACAAAAACGTATGGAAGACGGTACTAGTATTGAAGTGTCTAGAAAAGAAGGTGTAATAGAAAAAACAAGACAACAAGTAGAAGAACATACTAAAATATTATCTACTGAACTTGATAGAAAAAAATCTGCGGCTAGTCAAAGTGCTAGTATTCAAGCTGATACTGAAAAAGTTAAGATGGCCGGCTATGAAAAAGAAGCTAATCTTGCCAAAGATGTAATTGGTAAGTCTGTAGACGGTCTAAGTGAAGACGCTATTACTGCTTTATTGCCTAAAGGCGCTAAGATGGATGACTTTTATATCGACATGAATAATAAGTTACAAAGTTTTAGTGCGGATTATGTTAATAAGATACAAGAAAATGAAAAGAAAAAACAAGAAGTAACTACATCTTACTCTACAGTAGCAGTAACGGAATACACTAAACAGTTCCAAGCAATGAATCCTAAAGAGTTAACCGATTTAGCGTTAACAAGTAAAGGTAAATTAGCCGAAGCCGCAAAAGAATTCTTAGCTACCGGTACAGTTATTCCTAAGTCAGATCAGATTAGAGCAATTACTGAACAGAAGAAACAAATAGATGATATGTTTAGTAAGGTTGGCGGCGGAAGTGGCATACTAGGTCAATCTAATACAGCGACTGAACAAAAGAAACAATTAGATGATATGTTTAGTAAGATTGGTGGCGGTGGCGGTGTACTAGGCGACATGTTTAATCCAAAAATACTAGACGCCAAGCAAGCTGAAATTAATAAAGCCAAATTTGCCGAAGAAGACAAACATAAGAAAGCAGATGATGCTAGCAAAAAAGCCGAAGCTGAAGCCAAAAGTAAAACAGAGAATAAAGGAGCTCAGAATTCCAAACCTCCCGAGCATACAGCTACCATAAATGATCTCAATGATCAGCTGAAAACATTAAATAGTATGATGCTACAAGTAATTAGTAATACCGCCAACATGGCAAATCACGCTGAGAAGATTACTAAGAATACTAAACAAGGAAGATTCTAATTAAATGAGTTGGAAAAAATATTTCTCACCAGTTGCGAATACAGGTCAATCTGGACAATTGAGCACCATATCTGGAATCAATTCCGGTAATCGTCCTGGACCAGCACGTAGCAACTACAGTAGCTACTTACCTGATGTGTACACTGGTAGTCCAAATCGTATTGAACGTTACGCACAGTATGAAGTTATGGATTCAGATCCAGAAGTTAACGCGGCATTAGATATTCTAGCAGAGTTTTGTACACAAAAGTTAAAGGATTCAAAGAGTCCATTTGCTGTCCATTGGCGCAGTAAGGCAACTAACGTAGAAGTTCGTGTGTTAGGTGAATATTTACAACAATGGAATAAATTACAAAAGTTTGACACACGTATTTTCCGTATTGTACGTAATGTATTCAAGTACGGAGATGCTTTCTTTATTCGTGATCCAGAGAATCAAAAGTGGTCATGGGTAGATACAGCACAAGTTATCAAAGTTATTGTTAACGAAAGCGAAGGCAAAAAGCCAGAGCAGTATGTTATTAAAAATATCGCACCTAATTTTGAAAGTTTAGTTGCTACACAAATTACTCCTAACATTAATCCACGCAACGCAGGCGGTGGAGTCATTGTTCCTGCTAGCGGATACACTGGATCTAGTGGTGCTAGCCAAGCAGGTGCCGGCGGAGCAAGCACAAGTGGTAGTAATCGTTTTGGTTTACAACAAACTGAACACGCAATTAACGCAGAACACATTGTTCACTTGAGTTTAAGTGAAGGTTTGGATAACAATTATCCGTTTGGTAACAGTTTATTAGAAAATATCTTTAAAGTTTACAAGCAAAAAGAACTTTTAGAAGATGCTATTCTTATCTATCGTATACAACGTGCTCCAGAACGTCGTGTATTCCATATCGACGTAGGTAATATGCCTAGTCACTTGGCTATGGCATTCGTTGAACGTGTTAAGAACGAAATCCATCAACGCCGTATTCCGTCACAAACAGGTGGCGGACAGAACGTCATAGACTCTGCATACAACCCTCTAAGCATTAATGAAGATTATTTCTTCCCTAAAACAGCAGACGGCAAAGGTTCCGAAGTCACAATGCTAGAAGGCGGTAAGAATATTGGTGAAATTGACGACTTGAAGTACTTTACTAACAAGTTATTCCGTGGATTACGTATTCCTAGTAGCTATTTGCCTACAGGTCAAGACGATTCACAAAGCAATTTCAATGATGGACGTGTTGGTACAGCTTATATTCAAGAGCTACGCTTTAACAAATACTGTGAAAGACTACAAAGTTTGATATCACAAATCTTTGATGAAGAGTTTAAACTGTTTTTGAACAGTAAAGGAATGAACATCGATCCAGCATTGTTTGAATTAAACTTCAATCCTCCGCTGAACTTTGCTAGTAGCAAGCAGGCAAGTATCGATGCTGAACGTATTAATACATTTAATACTATTCAAGCTATTCCTTTTGTTAGCAAACGATTTGCTCTTAAACGATTCTTAGGTTTAACCGACGAGGAAGTAGCAGAAAACGAACGTGCCTGGGCCGAAGAAAACGGCAAAGGACAAGCAACAACCACTGATGCCGCTGGAGAATTACGTAGCGCAGGCTTATCTGCTAGCGGTATTGAAGGCGATATGGGCATGGCTGGAGATATGACTGCTCCGGAAGACTTAACTGCTGAAGCCGGTACAGAAGAAGGAACTGGTAGTCCTGTACCTCCTGTTGCTGGCACACAACCGGGCGCTCCAATACCTGGCGGCTAAATACAATATGATTTTAAGAGAATTGTTTTATATTGATCCTGATACAAGGCACGTAGCTAACGATTTACGCTACGAGCCTAGTCTTGACACTACGCAAATGCATAGAAGTGATACACGCAAGACAAGATTAACATTAAGACAGTTAAATGAACTACGTAAAAGTAGTGAAGCACACATACTGGAACAGGAAAGTGAACTAGCGTTTATACATTCAATGTACGCAACTCCGCCTGCTCCACCGGCATAATTACAAAAATCGGCCAAAAACGGCCGTTTTTGCTATATAAGTACACTATTTTTTAACAATAGTGTAAATAATAAACAGCCTTGTAACACAATTAACAGGAGATAAACATGACTGACCGCGCTCAATTTGAAGCTATGCTTGAAGCGTTGATCAATGAAGATCACGAACAAGCCAAAGAAATATTCCACAACATCGTTGTTGGAAAATCACGTGAAATTTACGAAGAATTATTAGCAGAAGACTTCAGCCCAGAAGAAGCTAACAAAGCTATCGGTGGCCATACTAAGAATGAAGGTATGGAAGAAGAAGAGTCTATGGAAGAAGAAGCCGAAGAAGAAGAAGGTGCTGAAGAAGAGTCCGATTCAGAAGACGACGCAGAATCAGACAGCGAAGATGACGCTGAAGAGCCAGAAGACGACGCTGAAGATAATCCTTTTGGCGGTGAAGATGACGCTGAAGACGACGGAGAAGAAACTCCAGAGTTTGGCGATGAAGAAGGTGGCGAAGAAGGTGGAGACATCGAAGATCGCGTTATGGACCTTGAAGATGCTTTAGAAGACCTAAAAGCAGAGTTTGAACAACTATTGCAAGGTGAAGAGCACGAAGAAGAACAAAATCCAGACATCCACGGACATGAATTAGATTCAATCCCAGGTTTCACCGGTGGTGACGAGCAAGGTGGTGCTGGTGAAGTTGACGAACTAGCAACTATGATGGAATATGTAAACAAAGTTGCAGCTCCAAAGCATGGTGACAACGGTGTTAACACTAAATCAACTATCGACAACATGAAGAATGACATGGGTGGTACAACAGCTAATATTGCTAAGAACTTTAGCACAACTAGCGGTGGTACACAAGGTGGTTTACTAAAGCCAACAGCAGGTGATTTAACAGCTGGTTTAGGTAATATTCAAAACCGTCCAGATGCTAAAGCAGGTAAAACTGGCTTTAAGACTCAAGTTAAAGACGCACACGGTGCTGAGAAAGCTGGCAAGAAAGAAACAGCTGACAACAAGCAAAGTATGTTGAATGGCGCACCTAAGCGTAACAAGTAATAACAGAGACTACTAAAAATATGTCTTTATACCTCCGAGAGAATCTCAGTTTCAACGAAGCAAAAATGGTCGTTGAGTCTGATGACAAAGAAGGAAAAAACTTATACATGTCCGGGATTTGTATCCAGGGCGGTATACGTAACGCTAACCAGCGTGTTTATCCGGTTAATGAGATTGGCAAGGCTGTCAAAACCCTTAATGATCAGATTCAAAACGGCTATTCAGTTCTCGGAGAAGTAGATCATCCAGATGATCTAAAAATAAACCTGGATCGTGTGTCGCATATGATTGTTAATATGTGGATGGACGGTCCTAATGGTTACGGTAAACTGAAAATTTTACCAACCCCTATGGGACAACTTATCAAGACAATGCTGGAAAGCGGAGTTAAGCTAGGTGTTTCAAGTCGCGGATCCGGAAACGTCAGAGATGACGGATCCGGTGAAGTATCAGATTTTGAGATTATCACAGTAGATATGGTAGCTCAACCTAGTGCTCCTGGAGCATATCCTACACCAAT